GAATACGAAATTGAAGGTGGTGATATTGTTGCCTTTAACGCTTAGACTTAAGTATTTCTATGTGATGTTGTAAATACCACAAGGCTTTTTCCAAATCTTGTAATTCTTTATCTGAGTCTTTCTTTCCGGCTCTTGATATATATTTTACAGTATTACCTAATGCAAAACCTAGATTCCAAGCATCAATCACTTTTATCGCTTCATATGGATTATTTTCTCCACCATAATGACTAGGGTGATTTACCTGTTCTTTATTTTCCATTTTTTTCTTTGATTTTGTTTACAATTTTTCTAATTTCTTTTCCTAATTCTTGGTCATTAGGTAATTTTTTTACTAACTCAATAAGTTCTTTTTCTGTCATACTATTCAACATTTACATTTCTATAATAATCAACAATTTTTTTCTGTTCAATATAAGAAATTAATTTTCTTTTAAATAACGGTAGTAATGTTTCTTCTAAAGGAAATTCACCATTACTTACCATTTCAACTATTGGTAATTTCTTTTTATCTTCCAGTTCACTAAATGTAGTAATTATTTTTGTTGGTGTCAAATTATTTTTTTCTCCATTGTATATTTGATTGACAATCAATTTGCTTTCAGGTGATCCCTTTGCTGCTGGTTTTTTTACATATTCCCAAACTATGATTTTTTTGTTTTTTTTGTCGTCAAAATAAAAGTATCCAATGTCGTTTATAATATTTTCTTTATTTTTTTTGACAGTTAAATAAATTCTATCAAAAACTAATTCCCAAACTGATTTTGCTATATTAAAATATTCCATCATCCTTGGTGTTGTATATGATAAAATCTTTATAAATTCTTCATATTCTTCTTTGTCCATTTCTGGAACATCTTTAATTTTAAGGTCTTTTACTAAAAGTTCGTCATCTATTGATGAAAATTTTTTGTTCGTATATAAAACCTTTTTATCCTTAACTAGTGTTTGGACATTTGCTAGATGTAATGCTAATTCAATAAATCCTGGATATAATTCCATATTATCCAGTTTTTCACCCATTTTTTGAAAATATGAAAGAAGTTTGTATTCTTTGTGTTCTTTGTCAATTGGTTTCTCAAACATCCATTCGGTGTTCATTAAAAATTCTATTTTCTTTTTCTTTGCCATTTGACATAATAATAGTGATATAATATTACCTGTAAATATTAATCGGTTCTCATTACAATATAATCGGTTCCATTAATATTAATTTGGTCATAGTTTCCGTCATACCCATTAAGTGCGGTACCATAATCTGAATCATTAATTAAACTTTCTAATAAATCATCTTTATCAATAAAATCTATCATACCTCTAAAATCATAACCCATGTCTTCTAAAAATGTAAGCGGATCTCTTCTTATACTATATAACCTATCTTCTACTTCTTCTTCAATTTGTTCTTCATTTGGGTCACCATCTGGATTATCTTTTATTTCTTCTATTTCATACTCAATATCTGAAATTCTACTTTCACGTTCATCTTCATGATCTTCAGTATCTTCATCATCATATATTTGATGTGGTGGTACTACTTGACCGTCTTTATATAAAACCCAATTACGTCTATTTGGGTCTGTACTTGTATTTTTATATTGGAATCTATTACCTTCCGCGTCTTCAAAATCAAACACATTACCATCTTCTTTTGTTGGTTCGGATATTGGGGCTCTTACGCCTTCATTTTCATATACCCACTTTTCCATTTCAAGTAACCAAATTTCTTCTTCTTGGTCATCACTTAAATCTTTTTCAATACCATAATTATCCGGGTCCTCTCTAACCCAATCATCAACCATACTTTCAAATTCATCAGCAACTTTATCACCGTCAAGATGATATGAAATTGTATCACTATTAAGATATGATACTGGGTCATCAACCCATTCTTGATAGTAGTCCCTTATTGATTCATCAGCTTCTTGTTCTGTTCCAACTGAAATTACAAAACCTTCACTTGCTGACCTAAACGAATCTAACTCATAGTGACCTCCATGTGGGATTAAATCATAAACATCGGTATAGTCACCCTCAAGTTCATCAACTCTTTCTTGTACCTCATCAAACTCATTGGATAGTTCATCGTATCTTTCTTCATCTTCTTCTTGATCCATTTGAGTTTCAAGCTCCGATAATTTTGTTTTTAATTCTCTTAACTCAATTTCTTCGTCTTCTGTTCTAGCTTTTAATAAATCTAAATTTACAGCATATTCAAAAGCGGCGTTTGCCCTTTCACCTTCATCATCTGTATCATTTAAATTCCAAGCGTCTTCTTCTCTTCTTTCTTCAGCTTCAGCTAATTCTTGTAGTCTTCTTCTTCTATCAAGTTCTTTTGCCCAAGGTGTACCCCAATAACGAGTACGTCCAGTAACTTCAGTGTTATCCAATGATTTAATATTTGTATTTAAAATATCTAATCCTCCTTCAATTTTAATTGGTCCAAGATCCACAAGCATTTTTTGATCTGAAAATTTTGATAAATCTAAATCTCCGGTTACAACAATTTTTTTATTTTTATATTTTGACATCCTTGGAATTAGATGTGCTTGGAAATAGACACTTCTTAGAAGTGTTAAGTACTGTTCTGGTGTAAATCTAACCTCTTCTACACTTTCTTCTTTAATGATATTTTTAATCAACTTAACTAGTTTTGATTCAGTAAGTCTAACTTTTCTTTTCATATAATAATAAATACTTAAATATTGACAAATATGAATATCTCAAGATATTTATAATTAAATAAACCTGTAAAAACAATTAAGATGGGTTGCGGATGTAAAAACAAAGGAAATCAACAAGCTGCTCAACAAGCACCACAAAGAACAGTGTCAGAACAAGCAAAAAACACTGACTCTGTTAAAGAATCTGTGAAAAAAATTGTTGAGAAGTATTATAATAAAAAATAATTTCCTTTGGCCAAAGAAAAATTAAAGGTGGGATTAATTTTCCACCTTTTTTTATATTTATAAAATATGGGTAAATTAGATCAATTTCTTGAATGGGTTCACGACGGTAGAGAAAGTGAGTATGATAAAATGCTCAAAGTTTTCAGAACAACTAGAAATTTTTTAAAATATGTTATTAAATATGGTGAACAAGATAATTTTGATATGTCTTATATTCCAAGTTCGGAATTTGAGAATGATGTAGAATTATTTGATTTTTTAAGTGATAATGGTTTTTTGGATGATACTGATTATAACGGTTTAGAAGATAGTTTAAAAAACTACTATCTTATTTGGTTAATAGATAAAGATGTAAATTCAGGTTTAAAATATATTTGTGATAATATTTTAACTGATGTTAAACCAAGAAGTGATGGTTACTGGTTAAGTTTAAGAGATAGAGAGGAATTAGCTGTTTTTTTTGATGATAGGGGTCGTGATGGTACCGCTAGAGATGTTGCAAAACACGTTTTTAATGAAGATATGTGGGAACCATATTGGGATACAACTTCTGATGTATACCGTGATGTGATTGAGGATCTTGATGACAATAACAAAAAACATTTAGGTGAATACATACTTAAACATATCGGAAATCAAGATTTAAATGTTGAGGACTACTCGGCCGATTTCTTCCAAGAACTAGCCGATATTCAAGCAAAAGATGGTGTATTTCAAATAACACAAGATAATGTAGGACCTTTAATTGGTGATGAAGAAGCAATGAATGAACTTCTTAATGGTGATTTAGAAGAGTTAAAAAGTGAATTATATTCTGTACATAACGGTGCTTATAATAGGGCATACGAAGAAGAATGTTATGATCTTGTGTATGGAGGACTTGAAGAATATTTTTCATCAAGAATTATTGATTTACAAAAAAAAGTTGGTGAAAAAACAAAATACTACCCGTACATTAAAATAAGAGATTTTCAAAGTAACGTTATGGCCTTTGTTAATGAAAATAAAGGTGGTGGATATAATGAATCTATATTAGAATATTGGGGTAGTTATACCGGTATGATGGGACATCTATTTGATTATGAAGTTTATTCAGAAATTGATTTTAGAATACCAGATTATGCTGATTGGGATTATGTAAAAAGAAACATTAACGATATGTTAGGTGATTATATCTAAACTATTTAACAATTCAATAAAAATTCATATCCATTATAAAAAAATGGTATATGAGAAAAATTAATAAAAATTCAAGAAGAGGTATTGTAAATTTACTTGCCGATTTTATTCTTACAAGAATAGACAAAAAAGAAAATTCAATTATCCAGGTAACAGATTGTGAGTCATTTTTTGTTATAAATGGTCAAACAACAAGTGAGACTGTATTAGATATTGAAAAGATTAAAACAGATTTTTCTGAGTGGTTTGGCGATATCCTAAAAGAGGTTGGTATTGAAAAGATTAACACGATTGATTTAATCAGATATGGTCAAGAAATCAATAATATTGAAAAGGGTTGGGTTAACGTAAATAAGGATTTATTTGTTGATGAACCAGAACCAATCTATGAAATTGCTGTAACATCAGAATTTCCCTATGGTTATTCATTAAATTGTGGTCGTTTAATGACTTACTACTCACACTATATTTTTAACCATATGTATAGTTTATTAAATGTTTATGAGGTTAAATTTTATTTTACAAAAGAAATGGATGTACATGAGGATTTAAAAATTAAAGTGGTTTCAAACTCTAGAATTAAACAACATTCAATAAAATCTTTAATACTTGATGTATTTTCTTTTGATTTAAAAGAGTTTGAGGAAAAAATTAAGGATTATGACCTTTTACAAGATATTCTATTTCCAGGAAAAGAAAAACCATACTTAAAACAAGATATGTTAGAACATGTGATATTATTTTAAATAAGAATCCCCACCTTTTGAGTGGGGATTTTTTTTAACTGTTAATAAAAGATTTTATAATTTCAAAACCTTCATTAATATTGTCAAAGTCTCTATCTGGTGCATACAATTCGGTTAAAGGTTTATCCGAATCTGGCGACTCAATTAACATAAATGCCGGAACATAATCGTTTCCTGTTACTTCAACAAATAAATCATATTCCTCTTCATGTTCCTGGATGTCACGATCAACATAAAAAATATTTTCTTTTTCTAACATTTCTTTAAGTTCCACACAAAAAGGACAACTTTTCATTGTGAATAATACTGCTACTTTATCCATTTATTAGTTCTTTTACTAAATCATTTATTTGTCCTTCAGACAAAAAACCAACTTTAGTCTCAATTACTTGTCCAGAGTTAAACATTTTAATTGTTGGTATACTTCTAATTCCAAGTGCTGCACCAACTTCTCTATTCAAATCAACATTCATTGTATACATTTGTACATCCGAAGAATTTTCTGTTGATACTTTTTCAAATATTGGTTTCATCATTTTACAAGGACCACACCATTCAGCCCAGAATTCAACAATAATTTTTTCACCATTGTTAATTTTTTTTTGTAAATCAATACTACTAATTTCCATTTTGTTTTAATTTAGTTAATTGTTTAATAAAAAGAGTAACCTCACTAAGTTTACTAATTTCATAGATTATTTTTAATTTATATAATTGACTATCATCCCAAGATAGATAAAGATAAATATCTGACTTGTTTTTGAAAATACCCTCAAAGTGAAACATTTTTTTATCTATCTGGAGCCAAGTACTTTCTAAATATTCAGCTGTAAAAT